TAGTCCGTGGTATGGGATCTCGTACCTATGAAATCTAAGCCTCATTAAAAATCCTTTAATTCAATGTCACGTTCAACTAATTCAGTTAGATAGTCAGTTTCCTCACTACTTAACAAATCTTCGTTAGGTCCGCCTCTTAGAGGCGCGGTTAGGAGCCACTGTAGAACTCCTTTCTCAAATGAAGTATCAGCCATTATTTCTTACGCCTTCTTCTCTTTCTCGTAAAGTGGTAGCCACCGCAGTACGAGCACTTGTAAACACTTAACCTAACTCCGCGTATAGTTCTTACTAATCTTTGTGCGGTCAGTTTAGTGCCGAACCGTGTCTTGTGCAAGCAGTAGTTTTCGCGGAGAATGTCAATGAGTGACTTTCCAGTTGGTCCCAATGGTGTAGTCTTTGAGGTCGTCATTCCAGTAGCTCCCCGCCAATGGACACTTCAACTTAAACTCTTCACCTACCTCACGTAGGCTGTCTGCCTGCATCTTAGCAATCTTCACGGCGACTTCCATGTCATTGGGACATTCAGTCTGCCATTCGTCATGGACGAAGTTAACCAAGATGGCGTTGTCTTTGGCTAGCTTATCGTGCCACTTAAGGCACGCTGCCTTCATTACGACGGCTTCCCCGTTCTGCAGATAACCTGACATACACAGGTGTTTGCGTTCACCGGCTGTTTCTCCAGGAATTTTAACAAGTCGTCCGTCCACTCCTCGAAAATAGCCTCGCTTAGCATCCGTGGGGATGACAGTCTCCTTGAGAAGCGCAAGTCCTGCATATCTTTCGAGTAGACGGTCAAGACTATCTCTGGCGTCGCGTTCAGATACCTCCAAAATCTGGGCGAGTTTGCCCACTCCCGCACCAAGTAAATAAGCGAAGATAAAGCGCTTGGCGATGTTTCGAGACTTAGCGCCAATGACTCTTTGGTTAAGAGAGTGTGGATCGGTCTTGTCATCCTTCTTCCCCTCGACTAATGCCTTAGTGAATTCGGGATCATCAATGTAGTGGGCAAAGATGCGTAACTGAATACCCTCAGCGTCTACTCCGACCAGTAAGCGGTTACGTGGGGCCTGCCATAAGGCACGCATCTCTGCGCCATGTAACTTTGCATCCGTAGGGATGTTAGCTGTATTAGGATTTTGATGCGCCATCCTGTGAGTCCAGGCACCGATCCCATAGAATTTTCCATGGATACGGCCGTCGTCTCGAAGCAGCCCTAACCATTCGGTTAGCGTGCGGCGTCTGGACTCCAACAGGATGCGCTTTGCCAGCAACCGGGAGGGGAGGGGAGCAGTTGCTGGCAGCGTAGCTAGGTTGGTCTCGTTGATCTTCCAACCTGAAATCTGGAGACTCTTGAGCTTACCCTCAAGTATAGCCACTTGACCCGCTAAGTCAACTGGTCCATCGGCTTCCTTACCGTACCTTAGCCTCCGAAGCTCTCTTTCGGTATCTATGTGGGTCTGGGTTTTGTCTACCGGAGACCAGCCCGACGAAGCCAGGACAGCGATGAGTTGTTTGTGGCTCGCAGGATTGAAGTCCTCTGTACGAGTATGCCGATATGTCTTGCCAATCTCGAAATCGCTAATGCGATCATGCAGAGCCCGAGGAACACTGGACTTAGAAATGGTTCCATGTTTAGTTGCCTTAGGTGTAAACTCTCTAATCAATACTTCTCTTGGTGGAAACTCTTTAAGTATATCATCATCTAATGCTTTAAGATCCTTAAGGATCCTTAGGAGTAGCTTATTAGCCTTCTCCTTATTAAAGAAGAAACCATTAGTATGTAAGGAGTTAGCTATAAGCTGAAACTTATGTTCTAGCTCTATACTCCTTTTCCACTCTTTATCTTGGATAACCTTAAGATACTTAAGGTATACCTTATGGGTGATCGCTACGTCTTGAACGCAGCGGTCTTCCAATTCCTGGGACCACTTAGTCCAATCGGAGAACTTAGACTTCAACAGTCCAAACTCTTCCCCATACTGTTCGATAGAGTGCCCTTTACGGGAATAGTCTACCAGTTTTGATAGTATAAGCGTGTCTGTAATGCGCTCGAAAGGTAAGACCACTCCGAAAAGGTTGGCAAGCACAGGAGCATCGTAATCAAGGATGTTGTGCCCGATCCATTTGGTAACGCCCTTAGCAAATTCCTTAAATTCATCTGCGTCTCTGAATATGTAAATCTTACCAGTGTCAATGTCCTTGCAGACTACACACCAGATATGGGTGGGCTTTAATCCATTACCCTCAATGTCGATAACTACTTGCAAACTATCTCAGTATGGTTACACAGACCTTGCCTCGACCGGGGAACTTGAGCATCTTAGCTACGTGCTTAGATAGATCAATCTTCCTGGGAGGAATGAATGGACCGTAATCGGTCTTGCGGGCTGTAATGGTTAATCCGTGGTACTCTATTAGAACCCAAGTACCGTAGGGTACAGTAGTATCTAGCATCGCTACTGTCAAGTCTTTTCCAGTGAACCACTCCCCGCTAGCGGTATTCTGTGGGGTCCCATATATGGAAGCCCACAGCATTACGCACGCGGGGAGTAAATTCATTAGGCCCTCCGGAGTTCGTATTGCACTCGTGGGGTTTGACAGTAGGCTGATCGTTCATCGGCGAGGAACTGCTGTTCCTTAGCGATCGAAGACTTAAAGACTTCTGGATCAGTACGCTTACTCCAGTCCACACTCTTTTTGAGAAAGAGCATGGTAGCCCAAGCTTCAAGCCGTTCATCGGCTGTCCCCTTGTATCCAATGACTTCACCCATCTGTTTGTTCTTCTTGTTTGGGTTCCTCTTCCTTTGACGGATCCTTGCGGGGATCGTACAAAGTCTCTAGAAGCTCGAAGCTGTTGATGAACCTGAGCGGGTTAACATCAGCAAAGAGCTTGTCCGCTACAATATCCCACAGTCTGACGGTGCGCTCAGTCTTGCGCCATATCTCTAATGTCAGTACCATGAAGTTGTCACGTTGCATCTTGGATTGACAGACGAACTGTGAACCAACTGGGAAATCAACTAACCAGTTCTCGGGTGGCGTACCGCCCCCGGAACCTAATCCACCTTGTATTAACTCAAACTTAGCCAAGCGTCGTTCCTTTTCTTCTTGTTTTTGCCTGCGTGCCACCCTAAATGGTAGGGTATCCGTACCCATAGAATGCCCTCCATTGCCCTAGAGATGGCCGCTGGTGCGTTATTTCGAGTGGTAGGTATCTCTACCTACCCCCGAAAACAGTTTTGATCAAAATCCCCCGTTTGTAGTCAGAGGGAAGGACTTCTTGACGGTGCGCCTGCGTTTCAGCAACGTACCCGTCTGAGGTTCCCTGACGATCACAATCCAGATGCCAGGCTCTTCCTCATAAGTGTTGACGATCTTGCCAGTCCAGCAAGCTTTGCCGTACTGTGTGCTGTTGATCAGAATGTAGTCATCCCCCACGTTAAACATTGGCGACATCCTTGTAGACGTTGGTACGAATGAAGGTCACTGCCCCACGTGCAAGCAGAGATCGCTTAGCCTGACGTGGTGTGAAGTTGGTGTTATCCCCGTATCTGTTAGGGACAACCTCAATTACATCGACCTTGTTATCTTCCTTATCGTAACCGTTGATAAGGATTAGTTCCAAGATCTTCTTTGGTTTCCGTTCACCACGCTTTACTCGCTTCGCCCTCTTAGCTGACCTCGCTACCGATTTCATTAACCCCCTCCATTTACGGGATTGACCAGTCGATACCACGCTTACCTAATTGCTCTAATCTATCGTTAATCGTAATGAATACTCCTGAACCCAGGAAGGACCTGATCCTATTCCTCGGTGATGGATGTGGAGTAAGAACAGTATAGTTCTTATCCTCATTCACATACTTAGAGTAGTAGTGTGCGGTTGAACCTACAAAGACAAAAGGGATTTTGTGGTCGTTCAATGTCTGAATGATTTCTGCTGTCAGCAGTTCATACTCAGGGAAATGGTGGGAACGGCTGTGGAGTGCGGTGCAGGTAGGGATTGCATTCCACAGCAACACACCTTGGTCGGCCCAAGGGGTTAGGTCCCCGTTCCTTAACTTGATGCCTGGATATTCACTAACCAATTCATTAAAGATCATCGCCAGGGTAGGCGGATAAGTGGTCAGTTCCCCAGGAATTGAAAAAGCAGACCCTGTACAATACTTTGGATTGGGGTAAGGGTCTTGCCCACAGAAGAAGACTTTAACCCCTCCCACGGGACAATGATTGAGACAACGAAAAAGATTACTACGGCCAGGGCACCAAGGTATCCCAGCCTGGTCCAAGTCTTTGAGCTTTTCGAGGCAGACATCCCACTCTCCTGTGTTCCAGAAGTTAAGCTTCTCCCAGCCTCCAGAGATTGCAAAGCCCCCGCGGACAAATGTCATCTGAATACCACTTTCTTCATGTGGTTATGGATACGCGCTCTAAGCGCGAAAGGGATCTGACGAACCGAGGGCTCTTTGTACTCAAGCCAGTACAGCCACTTATTGGCTTCCTCAATAGTCTGTACCTTCTTGAATTCCATAGTCTCCACGGTCAACCACCAATACTCTGGCTCACGCTTACGCTGCCTCGCGGTTAGCTTTACCCAACGCCACCGGGAAATTATCATTGGCGGGCTGTACGTCATAGACCTCTTCCAGAATGTAGGTCTCTGGATTGAGACGCACTGCTCCAGCGGGTCCTGATCTGGCACAGAAACGGTTGAAGGGGATTTGGAGGAAGATTGTGTTCCTCTCCGTCTCGTCGAGAGCCAAGGGGTTCCTAATCGCCTGTATAGTAATGTCCGCCACTTTGGTGAGGTAGTGGGAACCTCTTGTCTGCCCATAGTCATTGAGATGGCTCACTGCGATTAGAGAGAAGTCAAGTTCCTTCGTCATCATCTCTAGTCTTGTTGCGAGGTACTCGAGGGCTTGTCTTTCGTCTTGTTTCCCGCTGCGACCGATAACAGCCATCCCGAAATGATCAAATAGAATATGACGAACGCCACAGCCAGTGACGAGAAACCGAATATTGTCGAGGAGTAAGTCTGGATCATCATGCCCAAAATGAGAATAGACATACAGACGATCATCAGACCCCACGACCTTTCGAATTGCCTGTTCCAGTTCAACAGGCTCAACAGCACAGTCCGGGAGGTGGACGGGTTTTCGGAGTTCACGTCCGGCCAGAGATTGGAGAAGTCTGACCCGAGTTTCTTCAAGGAAGAAAGTGGCGACGGCATGTTCGCTCTCCTTCAATAGCTTATACAGGATTTCCCTCATGATCGAAGTCTTGCCGACCTTTTCCTGTGCGGTCAACAAAACTACCTCACCCGTACGGATACCGTAGGTCATCTCCGTCAAGGTTTGGAATGGATAGGGAAACCCTTGCGGTGGCTCAGTCCGTAGGATCTCCACGAATTCGTCTACCGTCGATATGATATTCTCAGGTACGTAGGGTCGAGCATTCCACCACAATTCTCTGAGAAGCTCACCTTCTCCATGCTGGAGGTATTCGTTCGCGTCTTTACGCGTTACGAACTTTACAACATAGACCTTAGCTGGAGGAAAGATTTTAGCAACAGCTCGGACGGCGTCGGCGCCGGGGCGATCCCCATCGAACGCGAGATATATACGTTGATATCCTGATAGCTGATCCCGAACAGCCACAACGTCACGATGAGCGTTATTAGCAGATGAAACACTAAAGACAGGACCCCCACCCAGAACCTGGTGAAGCGAAAGAGCATCGAGTTCGCCTTCTGTAATAGTAACATATTTGTGACTCCCCGTTTCGAACTTGTCAAGGCCGAATAGGCCGATCTTCGATTTGTCCCCCGGAGGGGACCACTCGAACTTCTTCTCGTCTATTGACCTAACCTTAGTGGAACCGTCTGGCCAAGGATAACCAATGCTGACTGGCTTGCCCTCTCCATCTACTTTAGTGAGGACCCCATACCGTCGCATCGTCTCCTTAGAGACACCACGCCAAGGCAGGTATTCTTTAGTGTATTCTTGATCAGTCACAAATGAACCATTAGGTGGTTTGAAATAATTACAGGAAAAGCAATAGCCGTGCCCGTCATCGTATTCGCAATATGCGTCAGATGAAGTGCAGCTCGGGCACGGTTGGTGCAGTATGGTGGGCTTACTCGAAATGGTAGTACGGCTTCAAGTTTCGATCGGGAGGGACGGTCAGTTTGGCAGTAACGAACGACGCATCCGAATAGTTGTTCCAGAAGAAGTGTTCGTCATTGCCGACATAGCAGAAGGCTGAGATTTCGTGACAGTGTTTCCACTCTCCGAGGATTTCCTCGAACTCGACTTTCTCAACCTTCGTACGGCCAACAGTGTATGTGGAGATCACATCACGGGTCAGCTTCTCTCGATAGGGGATATCGAGGGGGACCATTTGGCGAGTGTGGATAGTACCGTTTTCCTTGTATTTGTCAAGGGCCAAGATGTGGGTCGGCCTGACAAAATACAG